AGAGCATTGCACTGGGCGTCACTGCTCACCGCCGGGCAGCGGCTGCGTGCGCGCCGTCCACGCCGAAATAAACGCCTTCGAGAAAATCCGCCTGCGCATGTTGGATAACCCGCTCGCGCCACCGCCCATGGATGTCTACGTGACTGACAGCCCATGCCCCCTCTGCTTCGATCTGATAACCCAGCCGCAGTGGAATGTGGCCAACATCTACTTCACCACGCTCTACCGCATCAACAAGCACCTCGAGCACCCCGCCATCAACATCTACCAAGTCACGCCGTCAGGCTACGTCGTCGATTGCCAATCCGGGGAGCTCGTGAATGGCTGAACTCAGGGACCCAGACTGCACGCGCTGCGCGCTCCACAAGACGGCTCAGTTCGTGTGCCTGATCGACAAAGGCATCAAGCGCTCCGACATCATGATACTCGGCGAAGCGCCGGGCAAGCGCGAGGATGACACGGGCCGGCCGTTCGTCGGGCGCAGCGGGCAATACCTCCGGCGCGTCTTAGAAGAACACAAGGTCGAGGGGTTCATCGGCAACGCGGTCAACTGCCGGCCGCCCGACAACAGAGCGCCCACGACGCCTGAGATCGCCGCATGCCGCTATTGGCTCGACAAGCAGTTATCTGTCGTCAAGCCAAAGTTCGTCCTCCTGCTGGGCAATGTGGCCCTTGAGGCAGCCCTTAAGACCAAGGGCATCGTCAAGCTCCGCGGCAAGCCGATCGTCAAGGATGACATCACTTACTTCCCGACATTCCACCCAAGTTATGTGTTGAGAAATGAGTGGGAGCAATCTACATTCGATAGCGATGTCGCTGCTTTCGCCCGCCTGATTAAGTCTGTGCCCACCCCCTCCATAACCAATCCGGTTCTGGTCGACTCCGAACCCGCATTCCGGCGCATGCTCACCCGGCTGCGCGGCACTATCTCATTCGACATCGAGACAACCGGCTTGTACCCGTGGAAGGGCGAGATCGTCGTCCTCGGCTTTGGCACCCGCCGCGAGCAATTCATCGTGCCGATGCCCATCCCAGATGACTGGATGGAAGACCTCGACGACGTCATCCAAGACTGTGACCTGGTCACTCAGTTCGGCAAGTTCGACAGCCTGTGGCTGCGGGTCAAGCACAACATCAGGTGGAAGTCGTCATTCGATATCGGCCTGTGTCACTACCTGATCGACGAGAACGCCCCGCACGACCTCGAGTATATCGCACATCGCTTTCTCGGCGCAGAGCCTTGGGATGTGCCATTGCGCGTCAAGCAGGGCAAAGAAGGCATCCCAGCCCTCATCGAATACTTCGCAAAAGACCTGCATTACACGCGCGCTCTCAAGCCAGTTCTCACTGAAAAGCTCGAGCCATGCCTCGCGAGGATCTTCCACCATATCATGATGCCCTGTGTGGATTTATTCACTGAGGTCGAGTTCGACGGATGCTTCATCAACACCAGCAAGTTCGACGAGGCCGAGGAATACCTGAGGGGCGAGGTCGCCGCCGCGCTCAAGACGCTCAAGAAATGGCAGCCGCCCGACACATTCAAGGGCAAGCGAGTCATCAAGCGAATACCCTTCAACTGGGGGTCCACCAAGCAAGTGGGCCATCTGTTGTTCACCACTCTCAAGATACCCGTCGTCGAGCGGACCAAGAAAGGCGCAGCGAGCGTCAACGAGTCGGTGCTCAAGCGCATCGACCACCCGCTCGTCGCATCACTGCTCAAACTGCGTGGCGCGCAGCAGCAGCTGTCCTTCTTCATCGACGGGTGGAAACCCTTCCTGGTCGACGGTGTCTGGCTACACCCGTCATTCAAGCTGCACGGCACGGTCACCGGCCGGCTGAGCGCCGAGCACCCCAATTTGCAGCAGGTGCCGCGTGACCCGCGCATTCGCCAACTGATCGACGCGCCCGAGGGCTGGGAACTGATCGAGGCCGATCTCAGCCAGATAGAGTTGCGTATCGCCTGCGAACTCGCGCGTGAGCGGCAGATGATGTACGCCTTTCACCACGACATCGACATCCACTGGCTGACCTTGCTCAATGAACTGTCGCGCACCATGGCGTTCCCCGAGCTCATCACCGGCACCGCCCACGCCCTCACCGGTCTCAAGCTCAACTATTACGACTCGGTCAAGGCGCTTCTCAAAGCCGGACCCGACGCGGCCATCGAAGTCAACTTTGTGTGGAAGGAGCGGCGCAAGAAAGCCAAGGCGATCAACTTCGGTTATCTCTATGGCATGTGGTGGAAGAAATTCCGCATTTACGCTCGGGACAACTACGATGTCACTCTGACCGAGAAGGAAGCCCAGGACAGTCGCAAAGCCTTCTTCTCATCTTACCCCGACATCGAGCCATGGCACCGGCGGCAGCAGAACTTCGCGAGGCGCAACGGCTATGTCATGTCGCTGAGCGGGCGCAAGCGCCATTTACCCGACGCTCTCGATCCCTACGACACACCCGCCCGCGCTGAAGCCCTGCGCCAAGCCATCAACTCGCCCGTGCAATCCTTCGCCAATGAACTGAACCTGATGGCAGCCCTGCAGCTCCGATCTGAGTACCCGCGCTCAATCGTCCGCATCTGCGGCACCGTGCACGACTCCATCCTCGCTCGGGTCAAAAAAGAGCACGTCGTCGAAGTCGGAAAACGGTTGCTGGAAATCATGCGCCATCCTAAACTATTAGACACACTGGGCATCAAACTGAGCGTGCCCGTCGAAGCTGAATTGAAGGTAGGCCCATGGTCATTGGGCGTTAGTCTGGAGAAGTACATCAAGAGGCAAAATGAAGATCAACCAGTCCCGCGTAAAACTGTGGCGTCGATGCCGCGCCGCGTACGGGTTTAAGTACGACGACAACCTCATCCCCCGCGTAAAGAAACGCTCGCTGCATTTCGGCTCCATCGTCCACACCATGCTCGAGGCCCACGCGAACGGCGACGACCCGTTTGAAAAGCTTGATGCAGTCGAAGTGCCCAAGATGTTCTCAGTCGAGTATGAACTCTATGGAGACATCATCACTGACATCCGCCATATCATGACCGATTACTTCCGCTACTGGCGCGGGCGCGACCTCAAATACATCCGCAAGAATGGGCAAAACGCCGAGCACAAGTTCGAGATACCCATTCCGAGCGAGGGCATCACTTTCATTGGCAAGATCGACGCGCTGGCGCGATGGAAGAGCAAGCTCAAACTCGTGGTCGAGCACAAGACCTTCAAGCGGCAACCCTCTGAGGATATCCGCTGGCGCAACGTGCAGTCAGCCGTTTATCAGAAGGCGTGCGAGTTCCTGGGCTGGGGAATGCCCGACGGCATCGTGTGGGACTACATCGGCAACAAGCCGCCCCGCGAGCCCGAAATCCTCAAGAGCGGGCTGATGTCCAGACGGGCAATCACCACCACGCCATCGGCCGTAAAAGACTTCTTGGTCAAGAACAATTTATCGACAACGCACTACAAAGACTTTATAAATGAGGTTGAAGAGAGGCAGTCAGAATATTTCATTCGGGAGGCGACCCCAGTCAATGCCTCAGTGGTTGATAAAGTGTGGAGCGACTTTCTGGCCACTGCCCGTCAGATCGTTCAACACCACGGTAAGGACCGCACCAAGTCGATTGATTGGACTTGCGGCATGTGCGACTACGAGTCCATATGCCGCGCCGAGCTGCTCGACCTCGATGTTGAGTTCGTCAGGAAAAGGGAGTATAAAATCGACAATGTTGAAGAGGATCCCATTGAAGAAGCGGGTTGAGGAGCCACCCCCGCCAACCTTCACTATCCAGCCAGTGGCTTCCATCGACCAAGCGCGGTCGTTTTTGTTCTATGGCCGCGCCGGCACGGGGAAGACAACCTTGTCGAGCACGTTCCCGGGTCCACGCCTGCTGATCGACGTCAACGACCGGGGCACAGACTCCATCAGCGACACGGACACCGATGTCATCTCAGTCACTGAGTGGCTGCAATTTGATGATATCTATTGGGACATCAAGGACAATCCCGAGCGCTACAAGAAATACAAGTGCATCATCATCGACACCGTGTCCCAAGCTCAGGGCCTGGCGATCGAGTACATCCTCAAGAAAAAGAAGAAGTCGACCAAGCGAGCGGGTGACTGGGGCGTCATGTCGCGCCAGGAGTGGGGCGAGGTCACCCAAGCGATGAAAACCTGGATCGTCGAGTTCCGCGACTTGCCCTTCATCGTGGTGTTCCTCGCGCAGGACCGCGTGTCACGCGAGGGCGATGAGGATGACGACGCACTCGAGGACGTGATGCCGGAGATTGGGCCATCGCTCACACCGAGCGTGGCTAAGAACCTGTGCGCCGCCGTGTACGTCATTGGAAACACCTACATCCGGCGCAAAGTTGAAACGAAGGAGGTCAATGGAAAGAAGGTAGAGAAGGAGACCATGCAATATTGCCTGCGCATTGGGCCGCACCCAATCTGTTTGACCAAAGTGCGCAAGCCCAAGTCAGTGACAGTTCCGGCGGTCGTTGTCGACCCCGTGTACGAGGACATTTTGTCCATTATCAAGGGAGAATAACCACACATGGTTCGTAGATCAAGGAAGTCAGATACCGTTATCACCGTCGACTTCAAGGGAGTCGAAGGCAAGCGGCAAGTCATCCCGGAGGGCGACTACACCTTCCGGGTCGACGAGGTCACCAAGGACATGGGTGACAAGGGCGAATATCTCGCCTGGGTGTTCCAGGTCGAGGAGGGCGACAAGAAGGGAGCCAAGGTGTGGTATAACACCTCGCTCACGCCGCAGTCCCTCTGGAACCTGCGCAACCTCCTCGAGACCCTCGGCGTCGAAATCCCAGACGGTCCCCTCGACATCGATCTGACTGAGCTCGTCGACCTGAGCGTCGGCGGCACTGTCGTTCACGAGGAGTGGCAGGGCAAGGACCGCGCCCGCATCGCCGACTTCTTCCCGCTCGAGGATGACGGGGAGCCAGAAGGAACCAAGGCCGCGTCCACCAAGGACAAGGCCGAGACCAAGTCTGGCAAGAAGGGCAACTCGCTCGAGAAGTTGAAGGAGGAGGACGTCGGCGAGATGGACGAGGACGAACTCGCCGATGTTGTCAAGAAGTACAAGTTGGATATCGACCTCGACGAGCACAAGACGCTGCGCCGCAAGGCCAACATCGTCATCGACAAGCTCGAGGCCGGGAGCCACTTGGAGAAGTGAGCAAACCCGAAACCCGGCGGCAGCGTCGCATCCAGAAGCAACTGCGTGCGCGCTACCCCGGGATATGGCTCTTCAAGTCGCATGGCTCGGAGTATCAACCGGCGGGGCTACCCGACTTGATCGGGTGCCTCAACGGCCGCTTCTTTGGGCTCGAGGTCAAGGAGCCAGACGAAGAGCCCTCCGCCATCCAGGATGAGGAGATGGCCGATATCCGCGCTGCTGGCGGCATCGCCGGTCGCATCGAAACGATCGAAGAAGCCATCGCCTTGCTCGAGGCGCCCCGGTGACGATCAAGCTCGACCCCAAACAACGCGAAGCCCTCGACTGGCTGTGGCCACTCGAGGGCGCTGGGTTATTCGGCGAGCAGGGCACCGGTAAAACGTGGATTGCCCTGGCGCTGATTGAGCGCATGCTGCTGGTCGACTTGGAGCGCCCCGCCACGCCCTTCAGCGGCCTGGCCGTCGTGCCGCTGACGAACCTGGAGTCCACATGGCTGGCGTTGCTGAAGCGGCTGATACCGCTCCTGACGGTCGTCCACACCCTGGAGGAGTTGAAGAAGGCTCCACACCCTCGCTTGCTCCTGGTTCACTATGAGGGTCTCCGTCCCGTTATCAAGCGAGTCAAACGGCTCACTTGGTCTCTTGTTATTTTCGACGAGTCGCACCGGCTCAACAAGCGCTCGTCAATTCAATCGCGCATGGCCCGCTTCCTGCGCAACCAGCCCAAGCGCCTGGCCCTGAGCGGCACGCCGATTGAGCAGGCTCCGCAGGACGTGTGGGCTCAGATGAGGTTTATCGACCACACGGTGTTCGGCGAGAGTTGGTCAGACTTCGACGGCGAATACCTGAAGCGCGACGGCTACATGGGCCACAAGCGGAAATTCCGTCGCGAGAAAATGAAGAAATTCCTGGCAGCCATCCAGCACTGCTGCCTGCGCATCGACCTGGCCGATGTTGCCGATGTCAAGAGCCAGCTCCATGTCGAGCGGTTCAACCTGTTCGGCGAGCAGGACCGCGTCTACCGGGAACTCGACCATGACATGGTCACTCGCTTCAATGGCGAGCGGGCCAAAACGCCCCTGCGCATCACCACACTGATCCGCCTGCAGCAAGTCACGGGCGGTCACTTGACCCTCGACAGCGGAGAGAGTGTGGTCGTCGGCCAAGCCAAGATGCGCAAATTGCGCCGCCTGGTCGAAACCAGGATCGAGCCGCCGTTCGTCGTGTTCTGCCGCTTCAAGCCGGAGATCATCGCCGTCTATGACCAGCTCCTGAAATATTACCCGAGGGGCGACATCCTGTGGGGCAAGACTGGCTCGGGCAAGGATAAAGCCCAAGTGCGCGGTGAGCTCAATCGCCAGTTCCAGGGCGGTGAGCTGGATTTCCTGGTGTGTCAATCTCGGACGGGCGGCGTCGGCGTCGACCTGTTCCGCGCCCGCCACGCCATCCTATATTCCATGGGCTTCAGCTATATCGACTACACCCAAGCTCGGGCCCGACTGATCCGGCGCGGGCAGCTCGAGGAAGTAGAACTCTTCTTTCTGGCTGCTAGTGGTACTATAGACGACGATATCCTACTAGCTATTGAGAAAAAGACTACAGTATCCCATATAGTACTCAGCCGATTAAAAGGTTGACAAACCATGGGATTTGTCTTTTAAGTTGTGAGAATGGAGAACTCAAAGGAGGCCAACATGGCAAAGAGTAAAGAAGAGAAGGAAACCGTCGAACACAAGTATGTGGTCGAAGACCTGGCCGACAAGATCGGCCTGACCCCGGCTTCGACCCGCGTATTTCTACGCAGCATCGAGGCTCCTCGCGAGGGTCGCAGCTACGGCTGGGATACCGCTGCCGAGCTCGACTCGCTCGTGAAGCAGTACAACAGCCGGAAGAAGGATGCCGACGAACCGGCACCCAAGGCGAAGGTCCCGAACAAGTCCAAGCGGAAAGAAGCCGCCTAAGATTTGGTCGAGGGAGGGAGAACGGCGGGTCCGCTGCAACCGGGCCCGTCGTTTTTTGTTGGCAGTCACACAAGCCGTTTAGACGCTCGTACGCGGCGTCGGCGCTCCACACGGTGGCAACGCTCAGCCGACGCCATAAACGCCGCCATGCGCCGTCTATGTGCTCCTAATAGCCGCTGAACAGTCCGACGACGGCCGACCAGAGCCACCATACGCCATAAATGATGACCGCGGCCACCAGCAGAGCGGCCATGATCATGGTGGTGGCCTCGCGCCACGGGTGGAGCGGCCGGTAGGGCGGCAACTCAGGCTCGTCCACGCTATTCGCTCCAAAAATGGCCGGCTGACGGCGTCGCTGAGCGCTCACAGACGCTCGCAGGGCGCTGTCGGCGCTCGTCGCTGGGGGATAACGCCGGTGACGCGTCCAACGCCGCCCACGAGCGTTTATTTTAATCCGGAGATGAGGTGGGAGGGGCAACCTGGTGGCGGGCCGGGTCACCCCTCCCTTAGCTCGCCCGCTGCCGGCCCGCCGTCAGGGGTTCGCTAATTTCTTGATTTAAACGGTTTAAATCAAGCGGGGTGCGGGCGACTACGCGGTTCAACATCTTTAACGATGTCCATTCGTCGCGTCGCACCCCTGTCTTAGTGCGCTGGCCTGAGGCCCCATGACGCACTGAGCATTCTTGCTTCCAATAACGCCATCCGGAGGAAGTGACCTGACTCCCCCAACTCATACTCAGTCGACATCTGTTCCAGTTGGGCGATGAACCCTTCCAGGAATAGGATGTCCACTACTTCGGTTGCGGTCGCGGCGGCAGCGGCGGTTTGTTCTCCGGAATGTCGATCACCGCGTAGCGGTAGCCGACGCCGGAGATCAACACCAGCGCGATCGCTTTGCCGGCCGGGATGCTCGGCGGCAAGGGTGGCCACACCGTGCCCGGAGGCGGATCGGTTGGAGGCGGCTCGACGCCCTCGACCGGAGGTAGGGTGTTGTCGGGATGTGTGGGATCGACCGGGAAAACTGGCAACTGGCCGGAAGCCGGGGGAAGCCCTTGATCGGGACGACCGCTTTCAATGCCCCAACCCGGGTCAACCGGCAAGCCACCGCCCGGAGGACGTGGCCACACATGCGGAGGGCGACCACCTCCAGGGAGACCCTGGTCGGGACGACCGCCACCCCAGCCACCGCCGGGAAGCCCTTGATCCGGGTGACCACCACCGCCCGGCCAACCATAGCCGGGGTCGACAGGACCGCCCCACGAGCCGGGCGGGCGATTGCCGGGGTGCGGAGGACGACCGGGGCGCTCACCGCCCCAATAACCCGGAGGTACACTGGGAAGCCCGTGATCCGGGTGACCGGGATGGTAGATCGGGGGCGAGACAGCAGGGCCGTCGCCACCACCGCCGGGCAAGCCCTGATCGGGGAAACGATCCCCGTAGTAGGCCTCGCCAACAATAACCACTTTTACCATTGGTAGTCTCCTCTCCATATTGGGTCAGAAATCTGACCGGGTTAAATCTTGAACGCCAGCCACCACCAGCCCCAAATGATTAGTGCGCCGCCTGGGGTAGACAAAACCAACCAGCCCCAGAAGTTATGGGTAAGCTTCCACAAGAACAGACTGAACGCGAGAGCGACCAGTCCGTTGAAGATTAGACCAACCGCTTTACCGAACGACGGCGGACCGCCGGGTAATTTCCATCTTATCGACAGACCGAATAACTACCGCGTAAGAGTACGGGGCGCGCTTGGCGCGCACCCCGTGTTTTACTCAGTACATCGCGAGGCGGTCGCGCACCCGGCGCTTGACGCCCATAAACGCCATCAGACCGAAGCCGAGGATCAACATCGCCCAGGTCCGGGGCTCAGGGATCGCCGCCGTCTCCATGCTTTCGTTGAAGCCGGTGATGCTCGCTCCGCCGCGTAGCGCCAGCGTGGCCGCTTCCGTCATGCTGAACGGACCCCCTGCCGTGAAGGGCGAGAGGTTCGAGCCAGCGAACGAGAACGGGTTGCTAGTCGGCGAGCCGCTGTCCTGAAACAACGTCGCGCCCGGCGTATTGAGTCCGATGCCGGCCGGCTGAGCATTCGCCGGGTCAGCGAAGAACCCAAGAGTCGAGGGCCCGCTGCCGAGCGCGTCGTTGAAGGTCAAGCTGGCGCTCTCGCGAATGCCATTGACCGGACCGACGAAGTTGGTGTCGCCAACCACGATCCTGAGCGCGCCCTCGGTTGGGCTGCTGTTGGAGATCAGCGAGGTGGAGAACTGAAGATTGTCCTCGCCCGCGCCGCTGACGCTGGCTGCCACAGTGCCAATGATGTGGAACCCGCCGACTGTCGTGTTGAGAATGATGATGTTGTTGGCGGGCCCGGCGAGGTCGCATGCCTGGCCGTCGGCGCAAGTGACTACAGTCGAGCCGTCACTGAAGGCGATCTGAAGAGTGGCATGGGCGGGCGCAGCGCCGAGCGCCGCCATGAGCGCAGCTGTCAAGAGGAGTTTGTGATGCAGCATTTTTTGGTTCCCCGTTGAGAGGTCGTAAATTTTACGTCCTTGGTCTGGTATAATACACGGACGCGACGAAAATAAAACAACTTTTTCTCTTAAGCAAACCCGTGCCGGGTACCCTTGGTGTCGATGGTCAGTGCCATGTGGCGCGGATCAGCCTGGGTCAAGCCGAGATGCACCCACGTGTCGTACTCATGGATGAGCTGGTCAATGCCCAGTTCCTTCATGTGTGGATGTAATTTGTGGCAAATCGCTTTCGGCGTCCCAAAACCAGGGCAACTGAAATCGACTGCCAGCCCGTAGACATGGGCGCTGTTCTTGCTGCCGCCAACAGCCGTGTTAACTTGAGGGCTGCGATAGCCCGAGCTGACCAAGATCGGCTTGTCGCCGAGAAGGGTTCTCACCTTTTCCATCACTTCAGCAGTGCGCTGGAGGTTCGCCCGCTCTGGACTGCCCATCGCTGGCACATTGTGGATGCCCTTGCGCGCCGCGGTCTGGCTGTCAGTGAATTCTTCGAGAGTGAAATTGGGTGTGAGATTGGTCATGAATGCGGTCCTTGACGACAATCGCGGATGTCAGTGACGAGCTTCGCGATCAGTTCCATCTGTTGCTTGTTGCGCTCGCTGGCGTTGGACGCAACTTCTCCGAGCACGAACCCAGCGAAGCCGAGAAAGCCGATGTTGACAACGAGCAGCGCAATGGCGAGCGGCTGAGCCGACATCGCGCCAACGGCGGCGGTACCGACTTTGCCCGCCTCCTCAGTTAGACCCATTGTCCTTCCCCCGACTAAGCCAATAAGCAATCACACCGCCGAACGCTGCCACCAGCCCACCGATCACCGCGCTCGTCACCTCATCGGTGGGCACGGTGAAGAAGACGCTGAACGCCACTAAGCCGAGAAACGCGACTACCACCAACAGGCTGATAGTCAATGTGCCGCCGGTCGGATCGTACTTGCCGGCGACGAACAGCAAGATGGTTACGAACGTAACTCCGAAAACGATCGTCATCATCCCTGGATAGTCGAGTACCTTGGGGATCGGGGGCGGATTGCCCCCAGCCGACGACGGGCCGACTGGATCCGCGGTAGCCATACACCCCACTCCGTATCATTTTCGGACCCTCTTGATAAGATGGCCGCCTAAGCCGTGATCGCGTAAAATTCGGCTGACAGTACCCTGAGTTATTTTCAGCTCGATGGCAATAGCCTCCTGTGTCTTACCTTTCATCCTTAGAGCCTTAGCCCTCTCGACTAATTGCTCAGTGACCTTGACTGGAGTCATGGTGGTGGTGTGGCGGTGGGATGTATGGGTGCGACGCAATCATGGCATCGACCTGCTTTTGGACCTCTTTAAGCCGCTCGCCCATCATCGTTTCGAACTGCTTTCCAAACTCGGCGATCTTGGCGTTGAGGATATCACCGACTCTCTTCTCGAGATCGTTGACGCGCCGCGACAGTTCCGCGGCTAAGCGAAGAGCGTCATCAGCTTTCTTCGCCATCAGCATAAACTGGATATCAGTTTCCGTCGGATGCCCGCTGTGTTGAGGTGGGTCCGGGATACTGACCGGAATGGGACGACCGTTTCCATCGAGTGCCATGTCAGTAATACCTTATGCAGTAGTAGAGCGCCATGAAGGGGGGCATGTTGTTGTGCGTTGCGCCGCTGCCGGCGTTCTGGATGCCGATGCCGACAGCTGCGCCGTAGACACCCATGCCGGTGCCCACGCCGCCTGTGTAAACACCGGTGCCGGCCGCTTGGATGGTCCGCCCAGTCCCTGCCGCGTCCGTGCTGCTCGCCGTGATCTGCGGGTTCTGCGCTGCGAGTGAGAAATAGCCGGATGTCTGTCGCATCGTCCCGCCATGCGCGTGGCCGGGGTCCGGAAAGCCGTGGCCGTGACCCGGATCGCCGATAGCATGGCTATGACCTGGGTCGGCAAGACTGTGCGCGTGCGTCGGGTCGGACACGCCGTGAGCGTGCACCGGCATCTCGCCCGCGACGAGAGTGTGGTTGATCTCGCCACCGGCCGCGCGTAGTCCCCAAGAATTACCTGCGCAGACGACAGTGCGGTCGAGGAGATTGGGGACCGCGAAAGTCGTGGTGCCGTTGCCGCCAAACGCAGCGCCGATGACTGCCGCCAGCTGAGGCGCATCAGTGATGTTGTAGACGCCGCCATTGCACAGCAGGTAATTGGCCGGAAGAGTCGCCGTCGGCCAAATGATGATGCCGCCGATTGGAGTGGCCACTGAAGCAGATGACGCGCCCCTACTATCGACATACCCTTTGTTGGCCGCATCAGTCGCTGCAACCGGAGTGAGCGAGGTGATCTGCCCCGACATCGTTCCGCCTGCGAGCGGAAGGAAGGGGCCAGCGCCGACCGCAACCCACTTGACGCCGTCCCACTGCCAGGTGGTGCCGCCAGTGGTGAATGTCTGACCATTCGACGGGTTGGCCGGAAAGTCAATCATGCGGGCAGCGTTGTTCCCGGCGGCGTAGCGGGCGTCGGCTGATTGCCCTCAGCGAGCCACTTCAGGTACGCCTGGTAGTCCATGTTGGCTGGATCGAACGGGATGAACGCGCCGTCCTCGTCTCGCTGGATCATCTCATCGTGGACTTGGCCTCTCATGTGATCCCAGACTTGCGTGTAGACCATGTTTCAAATCTCCGCAGTACATTGAGCGAAGAAATAACAAAATCCATTCCCCGCTGCTGTAATGACCAAAGAAACACCCATCATGGTTGTATTCGTCGTCCACGTCGCAAGAGCACTCGCGTTACTATAATTTTGTTGAGAGTATGTAACAGTCGGAGCCGCCCTCATTGCTGTGTGAAACGTCCAACTCCCATAGGTCGCAACACCCGCAGTGCCATAGGTATACCACATCAGGTTTTGGAAGACCTGATAATACCTTTCACAAGCCGTGAGCGCCTCGGCTAATGTCTGGCGGTTGAATGGCGTCGCAACTGAGCCGATCTCAAACTTAACGCCAGTTATGGAGAAGGTCGCGCCGTTGACGGCATTGATGCTGACCGCACCCGCGACACTCAGATAATTGCTCCCCTGCCAGGTGTTCGCAGTCCCCCCGGGAGCGCTAGGGGTTGCGCCGGCACCCAGCGAAAAACCGACGTTCATACTGGAGGCGTTGCCTTGAAACACCCAAGTCCCGGTGGTGTCGCCGGGAATAGTAATGGAGATCTTAGTCCAAACGTTGGCAACTGGGATTGTGTAGGTGAACGGGAAGGAGCGGTTGAGCGCGGCGTTACGAAGTGATCCGCCGAATGTCCCAGTTAGGGTGCACGAGACCCAGAACGACAGTGTGGCCGGCTGCGCGTTGGGCGTCCCCCATGCAAGCCCTGCCGTAAAATCAGCCTCGATGTTTTGCATGAGGTACTGATACTCACCAGCTGCGAACGCATAGGCTGATGTCGTGGTATACTGAAACATGTAGCCGAACCCAATCGCTTGGGCTCCAGCGCCGCCGGTTGCGCGCTGCCACTGTCCCTTGCCAACCGGGTTAGCAGCGAGTTGCCAGCGATCAATGCAATAGCCGCTCGCCGTCACCATAGCGCCAGCATTGCGCTGGTCGATGCGGAAATCCCCATTGATGATTAAGTTGTCATTGACCACCTGAGGCGCAACCGGGCCTTGAGGGCCAGTCGCTCCGTCAGCGCCGGCAGCGCCGGTTGGACCCTGCGGTCCCACCGGACCCGCCACACCCTGGGGACCGACCGAGCCGCTGTTGATAGCGACGACCCACTGCTTCGTGTTCCCGTCGTCGTAATAGAAGAAAAGTTGACCGCCATTGGCGTCCCACCACAGCGATCCGGGAACTGGGTTCGCGGGTGGAGTCGGACCAAAGCTGATCGCCGCTCCGGTGTTTGAGACCGTCCACGTGGTCCCGTTCCACGTCCAAGTGACGCCGCCAGCGGTGAACTGCTGACCGTTCGTGGGGTTGGCGGGAAAGTCGATCATTACAATTCTGCGCTAGCAGTCCATTGACCGCGTGTATTGTGCGAAGTGAGTGATGCAGGCTCGACCCCGTAAGGTGAAAAACCGGTCGAACCGGTGATGAATATATTGCCAGTAATATCGGTCGCCGATGGCGATGAGTAGAGCTTGCCCGCCGCTCCGGTGTTGGTGGAATAAATCGTTACTGTCGGAACCGCCCGCTTGGTTGTTTTGAATGACACGTAGGTCGCCATTTGATAATTTGCCGCAGCCACCAGCGTAGCGATGTAGATCAAGAATTGACCAGGCAAATTGACTCCGGTTGTTCCAGTCAATGTCCCCAGATCATAAGATCGTTCGAAGTATCGCTGACAGTCGGCTAGGCTCTTGGCGAGTGACTGGCGATTGTAGGGTGTGGCAATCGTCCCGACTTCTAACTTGACTCCAGTGACGGAGAGATATGCGCCATTGGTTCCGACGAGACTAACGCATCCAGTTGCGCCGACGTAATTCGTGGCCGCCCACACTCCGGGTGGTCCGAGATAGGTCGAACCCGTTCCGAGATCGAACTGAACATACACGCCACCGCCATTGCCGCTCAGCGTCCATCCGGCCGCTGTGTCGCCCGGGATGGGAATAGTGACATAGGTCCAAGTGTTTGCGGCGAGCGTGAAGGTGAAAGGAAAAGTTCTGTAGGGAGCAGCGGACGTGTAATTCTTGACACATCCCCCGAACGTCCCCGCGATGCTGGAAGCCGCATAGAATGAGAACGTGGCTGGCTGAGCGCCCGGTGTTCCCCAAGCGAGATCGCTGGCCATGTCGGCTTCGATGGGTTGATAGACAGTAAAGATGTCAGCCGCCACCGACGCATAGGCGGATAACGAAGTGAATTGCAAGCAATAGGGAAACCCGAGCGCGGCGGGTCCGGCCACTTGCTGAAATCTCAGTTTGCTGGCGACGCTCTGTGAGAAGTTCCATCGGTCGACCGAGAAGCCCGTCACCGTACTAGCCCCGCCAGCGTTGCGCTGGTCGATCCTCATGTCTCCATTGATGATCAGGTTATCGCCGAGCACCTGAGGCGCGGTGATCCCAGGAGCGGAGAGATTGCCCGTCAGAGTTCCGCCCGCAAGAGGTAGGTAGATGCCAGCGCCGCTGTCGGGTCCTTGCGGCCCTTGCACCCCGGGCACTCCGGGTATGCCCTGAGGCCCCTGAGCGCCCGTTATACCCTGCGGCCCGGCCACTCCCGTGTTGACCGCAATCACCCACTGCGACGTGTTGGGGTCGACGTACCAGATGTAAAGCTGGCCGACAAGAGTGTTCCACCACAGCGTCCCCGGCGTTGGGTTGAGCGGGGGCGTGTCGCCGAAATTGACCGGCGAGGTGCCGCCCATCGTCCACTTGACGCCATCCCAGAGCCACGTGATGCCCTGATTGACGAATGTCTGCCCAGGTGTGGGGTTTGCTGGGAAGTCAATCATCAGGGTTCTGCATTGGCGACGACTTGGGAAGAATACCAACCGGGTGTGGCGGTTGCGCTGGCAGCACGGACTTCTTGAACGCCCTCAACGTCGGTTGCATTGACTGTGCCGACCGCGGCTGGAAAACCACTACCTCCGGGCCCGTAGAGAGTGATCGTCGGCACAACTCTCATCCGAGTCGGAAACTTGCATGACGCCCAGTAATTGGCACCGCTCGTGATATTACCACCGAAAAAGATACCACTGGGATAGGTGCCTCCAGACCTGTAGTAATAGCGGCGGCAACGAAGCAACGCCGTCGCCTGATCCTCCCATTGGAAGGGCGAGGCGATCCGGCCTGCTTCAATCTGGATGTTGGCGAGATAGAACGAGCCGCTGCCCGCTGTTATACCCACCGCGCCAGTCGCACCGACGAAATTACCGGTCACCCATGCGCCCGGAGGACCGCGATAAGTCGCTCCGCAGCCGAAATCGAAGAACAGCGACATCCCGGCCCCATTGATCGAACTCGGAGCCCACGGCGTACCGGTGTCGCCCGGGATGGTGACGGACACATAAGTCCAGACATTGGCGACTAGCGAGAAGGTGAATGGGAAACTTCGGTAGGTGGGGCCGGTTACACTGTCTCCATTGCGTATCGACCCGCCATATGTTCCACTGACGGTGCATGCGGCCCAGAACGACAGAGTGATGGGTTGCGCGGTGGACTGACCAAACTGCAGGTCGAGAATATCCATCCACTCGATGTTTTGTCGAAGATAGCAGGTGTCGGCAGCCGCTGGAGTGTAGGCGGTGACGCTGGTAATCTGAGCACAGCGGGCGAACGGGTTGCCTGCGCCGCCCGCATTGATAGTCGCGAAATTGAAGTTGGCGGTCCTAGCGCCTTGAACCTGCCATCCATCGCAGATGTAGAAGGCGGCGGCAGGCGCATTGACTGCGGCATAGGCGTTCACCTGGTCGATCAGAAAATGACCATTCCTGATCCGATTGCGTCCCTGAGGCCTGTTCGCATTGACCCACGCTGTCGTCGGCACCGCAGGGCTGTTGTCGGCTGCTGCTGGAGCCACACCGAGGAGCGGCCCAGTGAGGGTGCCGCCAGCGATGGGCAACGCCGCCGTCCAGGCCGTACTCTTGCGGCCATAGAGCGCCCCGTCAGTCGGGGCCTCGGCGATTGCACCGGGAATGCCCTGTGGCCCCTGAGGTCCGGTGTTCCCTTGAGGCCCTTGGACGCCCTGAACACCTTGCGGCCCTTGGATGCCTTGAGGGCCCGGGCCGCCGGTGGCGTTCGTCGCAATGACCCACTGCTGGGTGTTGCCGTCGTCGTACCAGACATAGAGTTGCCCGCCGACAGTATCCCACCAGAGATTGCCCACTTCTGGGCTGGGCGGCGCAGCATTGGAGACGGTGACGCTCGCGCCACCCACTTGCCATGAGTTGTCGGAGCCGCGCCTCACATACTTCTTGCCGTCAGCCGGCGCTTCTTCGATTAGTCCCTGCGGACCCGTCGGGCCTTGAATTCCTTGCGGCCCGGAGTCGCCCTGGGGACCAACGGGGCCCTGGGGTCCGACTGGGCCTTGCGGCCCTTGCACTTGCCCGGCGTCGACCCATTGCTCCCCATCCCAGACATAACCTTCGCCAGTGTCCGCGGTGACGTACATATCGCCGGGGTTATTGCCGGTGAGCGGAAGATCGCCAGCAGTCGGCACCTCGCCCTTGAATTCGATGCCTGGACCAACTGGCCCTTGAGGACCTATCGGTCCCACCGGACCCACTGGCCCGATGTCACCTTGGACGCCTTGGACGCCTTGCGGGCCTTGGGGCCCATCCACACCTTGAGGGCCGGTCGCTCCCGTCTCGCCAACCTCACCGGCTAGATTGATATTCCAGCTCGAGTACGTCCCGCTGCCGCTGATCGTGTCGACATTGATGATCAGGCCACCAGCCACATACGAAGTGACCTCGCCCTCCATCCACTCATTGACCGCCGCGCTGGCGCGGGCGCGACACCCGGCGCTATAGGCGAAGCCGGTGCCGATGTGGAATGTCACCGGCCCAGTGGCGATCGTGTAGGAGTTAGGGAAGCCGACGACTTGATACCCAGCTCCAGTCGCCCCAGCAGGGCCGGTGCTCCCCGGAGCGCCCTGCGGCCCCTGTGGGCCGGTTAGGCCCGTCGAGCCCTGTTGGCCCGGCGGTCCCTGTGGACCCGTGCTGCCGGGCGTCCCAGGCGTTCCTTGAGGCCCTTGCGGACCCATCGGCCCTGTGCCGCCGCCCGGCGCGTAAACTGTCGAGTCCTGGAAGCTCCGCTCGAACCACACAGACACGCCGTCCCAGTGATAGGCGGCGATGCTCTGATTGCTGGTGGTGTGATTGACGCTACCCAGGAGCCTCATGGTGGCGCTGTTGACCAGCGTTATTGAGCCGCCCACGGGCTGGAGCCACACCCTCTTGGTGACGGGCACGCCAATCGGCCCGACACCGAATGAGTTGATGGTGCCGTTGCCGCTGATGATGACGTCGTTGGTGTCGACCGAATTATCGGGCGGCGCAAGCGGTGTGGTCGACGCGACTGGGAGCGTGACCGGCTGCGCGTCACCAACGGCGCATTGATACGGGATGATGCTCATCTAGGCCGCTGTCGTGTACTTCGTCCACTGCGACGCGCTCCACGGGCCCGGGCTCACGGCGACCAGAGATTGATAGAGTGTTCCTTGATAGACGACAGTCACTCGCGCTGGGTAAGAGGCGGTAGTCGAGAAGATCGTGATGCCGAGTAGATCCTGAGGCGCGCCACTCATCATGACGCCGAACTGCATGTCAGCGAGATTGACATACGGCTCGCCATCCATCTTAGCCGATGGCGGGCGCACACCGCTGATGATGCTACGCAGGAGGCGGATCGGATTGATAGCCATTAGTAATACCGAATGATGAAGTTGAAGCCCATGTAGGGCGGATAGATGCCAAACGCCGCCGCACTGCCTTGGCCCCAGCTGGGGTCAGTGCCCCAAGGGCCGTTGCTGGCGATGGAGCAGCCGGTTGCCGCGGCGTTGATGTTGGCGTACCCGGCAGCGACGGAGCACCCGGTGCCGTTGACGCTCGTCGTCGCGCCCACCAGGCCTTGATAGTAGGTCGCTTGAGCATAGACCGGAGTCGAGGCGCTGCCCCACGTGTTGTAGCTGTGAGCATGGCCGGGATCATTGAAGCCGTGACCATGCGCTGACTGGCCATGATTGTGACCTGGGTCGTTGAAACC